AACCTTTATTTATAACAATATAAACAATAGATGTTGGATGATAGATATTTAATTGATTTATAATGTTATTCCATCTCCCATTTCCCTCTAAATATAATATATATGTTACATCTACACAATTATTTAATAATCCATTATTATGTACAATTTTTTTAAATTCATAACAAGTCATTTATTAAATATAAAAATATTTTAATTTTATTTTGTAAAATATTTTTTAAAATTAATCTGATAAATCTTTATCTAAATATATTTTGCTATTTTTTCATATGTACTACATAATTTTTTAATAGTATCCTCTAATATTTTAGAAAATGTTTTTCCTTCAGTTTTATATTTAATAATTAATTCATTTATTTCTGGATGGTCAATTTTATATCCACAGAATGCTATTTTTGGATGATCTTGTAATCCACGTGTTAGTAAATTACCAAGAGTATGATTTTCATTTTCAATACTAATTTCAGCATCATATTCAGCTTCTGAATTAGAAGCTTGAACAATTTGTAGTTTTTCTAATAAAATTTTTTCAATATTCTTTAGTTTTTGAATAATAATATAACAACATCTTTTTACAATATCTTCTTCTGAAATTTGTCTCTGAGATTCAAGTGTTATTATATATTCATTGTCATTTACTTCTTCATATGCAAAAACACTTACTGAAGAATAAATATTACTAAACATTGGAATATTAAAATCAGCAACAGCCGAGCAAATAAAATCTTCACCAGGTTTAAGTTGTATTAAGAGTACTTCTTTTGGATAAATATCTGGTATTTTTTTATCATTTAAAAAGAATGTTGTGAATTTTTCATTTGTAGTAACATCCATTATATCATTACCCCTATTTCTTGCTTCAATATACATATTCAAATTATTTAATAACTCTTTCTTTTTAGTTTCAATGTCTTCTAATTCTTGTAAATTATCTTTCTTTGAACTAAAAATAGATGTATTTGCTTCAACTTCTAGATCCAAACATTTTGTTACTAAATCAGGATTATTTGGTACAACCATATTATTATAATCTTTATTAACTATTGGAATATTTGATAATCTTAAACGCATATAATCTTGATTAAAAATAGATGTATCGCGTTCAATATTAATAAAATCAGGATTCCATGCGAATGAACCAACAAGACTAAGGCCTACACGAACTAAGGTATTAACAATAATATAATTAATGTCAGAGCCTGATAATTTAAATTTTAAAAAATTTGATCCAAACCCATTAATTGATTCTTTTTTCTCGATAATTTTATATTTAATGTCAGACATGTTATAATAGATATAAATATATTTATTTATATATCAATAAAATAAAATAAAATCAATTTTTTGTATATAATTAAAATCATATTTAATGAGTTAAACAATAATTTAATAATAATTAATTAATGGATAAATTATATCTTGCAAAATTAAATAATGAACAATTAGAAATAGTTAATAATAACCAATTTAAAGATTCTGTAAATTATGCAATGTGTATTATTGCGTGTGCAGGTTCTGGTAAAACAACAACAATAATATCAAAAATTATATATATGATAAAAAATTTAAAATGTGAACCAGAACATTTTTTTATAACAACTTTTACAAGAAATGCTGCCGCCGAGTTAAAAGATAGATTAGCAGAACATTTATCAGAAAAACAGATAGGTGAAATGACAATAGGTACATTTCATAGTATAGCGTATAAAAATGTAAATAATAATAAATCAGAAATAAATATAATTGAAGATAATATTGAAAAATATTTAAATAATTATTTAGATTTATTAAAATCATCAAAATATAAAAAAATTCATAAATATATATTTATTGACGAATATCAAGATATAAATGAAGTTCAAGAAAATATAATAAAAACATTATATAGTAAAGCAAAATTGTTAGTAACAGTAGGAGATGATCAACAAAATATTTATACATTTAGAAAAACAAATATTAAATATATATTGGAATTTACAAATAATTATGAAAATGCACATTATTTTTATTTAAATAGAAATTATCGTTCACAAAAAAATATTATAGAATTGGCAAATATTGTTTTATCATATAATAAAAATAAATTAGATAAAGAATTAATAGCAATGTCTAATGAAAAAATGAAAAAAATAAAAGTAATGGGATTTGCAAATCAACATGATGAATTAAAATATTTTGTAGATTCTATTTATATAAAATATATAGATCCAAATTCTAATATTAAATTACATGATATTGCAATTATATCAAGAAATAATTCTACTTTACAAAGAATAGAATCAGCTTTAGCAGAGAAGAGGATACCTACATATTATATGGAAACAATAGAGGATAATAAAATTACAAGAGAAAATATTCAAAGAATAAAGAATAGAGTTATTCTTTCAACAATTCATGGAACAAAGGGTCTTGAATTTGAAAATGTTTTTATGTTAGATTTAAAACAAGGTGTTTTCCCATCATTAATGTGTACAGATATTGAGGAAGAAAGAAGATTATTTTATGTGGGAATAACTCGAGCAAAGAAAAATTTAATATTATGTTAAACAAAAAATAAACCATCGCAATTTATAAATGAAATAACAGAAAAAGATAATTTAAATATATTAAATTTAAATATACCAATACATCATGTTGAAAGTGCAAATTTATTACCATTTAAAGATATAAAATCAGTTACAAATATTATAAATAAACTAGGACATGAAGATTATGAAAAAATTAGAAAAGATTTTTTTGATTATAAAAATACAATATATAAAACAACATATTTACATTTAGAAATTCCAATACATTTTTCAGAATATTTTGAAGAAAGAAATTTATTAATATCAAATATATCAAATATTTTTGGTGATTTTATGGAGACATTTGTTTCAAGATGTATATTACAATCAAAAAATAAAGTAATAGATCATCATGATTATATTATGTTATGTTTATCAGAGGTTAAATATTATGTGAATAAGTTACAAGATCCTTTTATAAAGGAATATATAGATCATAAATATGGAACAAAATTAATTGAAAAAACAGAAGAGTATATAACTAAATTAAAAAATTATTTTGATTTAGGAATAGAAATTAAAGGTAATATATTAAAATACCAAAAATCAAATTTTATTTCTGCGTATAAATCTTATATTTCTAATAAACAAAGTTCAGATATTATTTTTGATTTATTAGTTATTTCATTAATAAAAGGAATAACTAGAGGTAGATCATCATTACAACATTTAATAAATTTTTCAGATAATTTTATTAATAAAAAAATTAATAAAGATGATATGAAGGTATATAAAACATGGTTATATTCTGTACAAATTGGATGTATAATGTTTGTAAAAGATATAGATCCATGCACTGTATTTTCACAATATACAATTCGTGATGATTCAACACAAATAAAAGGAATATTAGATATATTAATTGGTGATCATATAGTAGAAATTAAAACATATAGAGATCAAATACCACGTATAGAAATGTTAGTTCAGGTATTAATATATGTAGGATTAGCAAGAAGAAAAGGATTAGTAATAAATAAAGCATCAATATATAATCCAATTCATGGGAATTTATATACTTGGGATGTTAGTGAATGGAATTATCATAATGAATTAATTGAATTTATGAGTACATTTATTAATGATTAAATTTATTTAGAACCAAATAATCTTACTTCATTTTGTAAAATATCATCTTCGTCTAGATCATCAATATCTTTTTCATAACTATTAGATTCTTCAGATTCATCAATACTATTTTGAATTTCTAGTTCGGCATTTTTAGTGGCAATTTCTTTTTTTTCAGTTTGTGTAATTGATTTTGGATCAAAAACTAAATTAGTATGTATTGATGGATCTTTATTAGAGTTATTATTATAAAATTTATGGCTTAGTTTATCATACTTTTCTCCGTATACTTTTTTTTCAATATCGTCAATTATTAAATTAAAAATATCATTAATTATTTCATCTAAAATATAATCTTTTTTTAAATTTATATATTTATTAATATGATTACTTTGTAATGATTTAACGTATAAATCAGGGAGATCAGGACGTTTTCCAGGATCAAGATTAATAATTGCAAATTTATTAAGACTAATATTAATATGTAGATCAATAGGAATTTTTAATTTATTTGAAGGGAAAGATTTGGCAATAATAAAAAATGGTTGCGAAGAGTTTTTATTTTTACTAATTAAATCATTAACACGAGTATTAAGTGGTTCTAAATCTATATTTTCATCTATACCTAAATGTAAATAATTAAGAACAATTGCATTAAAATCTTTAGCAAGATCATTAACTATTTTTTCAACAGGACTAAATTCAAGACCAGAAAATAATATGATATATTTTTTTTTATTTAAAAGTTGTATATCGAGAATATTATAATTATTCGATGTCATTAATAAATATTTAGATATTTATTGAGTTAAAATTAATAAAAAAAAAATAAGAATATATTCTATTAAATAACTGAATGGCTACAACTACAAACAAACATATATTATTTTACAGTAACAAATGTCAACATTGTATTAATTTATTATCTTTAATTAAGACAAATGGATTAAATGAAAGTTATAAATATATATTAGTAGATGATTCAAATATTAAATTACCAGATATAATTGAAAAAGTACCAACATTAATAGTTAAAGGAATGAATAAACCACTTGTTGGAAAAGAAGTGTTTACATGGATAAAATCTCAAGAATTTATTAATTTACAAACAAATAATATAAAAAATGTTAAAAATCCTTATTTTAAATCTGATAATACAAATGCAAATACAATAGATATAAATTATATATCATTAACAGATAATGATGATGAGTTAAATAAAAAAATAGTTCAATTTAATAAATTAAATGAAATGTTTATAACAAATGATATTAATAAAATTATTACAGATCAAAAAATAAATGAAAAATTACAAAGTGAAAAATTATCACAATTATCTAAACTAAGAACATCACAAATTGATAATATTTTAAGCTTAAATAAAAAGTTTTTAAAATAAAAAAGTATTTAAATATAAAATATATAATAATTATATATAATTATGGATGAATTATTGGCTGTATCTCAATTAGAAATAGTAACAATTTTTAATGATGAATTAAAAACATTTTTAACGGAATTATTAAAAATTGTTACTAAATTAAAAAATACTACTGATACAGATGATATGAATAAATTATTATCATATAAAAATTTAATTGAAACAGGTATAAGTGCAAATAAAGAGGTAGCTATAGATATGTTTGCAGGTTATATTTTTAGTGAAGGAAATGAGAAATTTTGTGAGAAAATTTCATCTAGAGATTATGATTTTTTTTATAAAATGGAAGAACAAATTAATAAAACAAATAAATTGAGTGAAATAATAATGATAATAAAGAATTTATTTATAGAGCTTTAAGAAGTAAATAAGGAAAGTATTTTTGGTTATTTAGATAA